TCACGCCGGCTCTGCGTTGATGGGGTAGTTGGCAATCAACAGCTCGTCAGCCTCGGTAGTAACCTCCTTATTGATGCTGTAGCGCAGGCTGACCTCTTTAAACTGGAAGCCGGTGAAAATCTCCCTAATGGCCGGCACGTCGTTAATCGACAGCAGAAAGCGCCCTTTGATGTGGCGTAGCTGCTCGGCCAGCCGTTCGAAGTCAGCTTTGGCGAAGATGCCTTTGCCGTACATCGTCTCACAATCCCAATACGGCGGGGCAATGTAGAAGAAGGTGCCGGGCTTATCGTAGCGGGCGATGAAGTCGTCGTAGTTGAGCCGCTCCAGCATCACCCCCTGCAGGCGTCGGTGGCTGTGTTGCAGCTCCTCGGCCAACCGGTCGGCGCGGAACTTGGGCGGGCGGGTGCTGGTGGCAGCGCAGCAGAACTCGACCACCTTACCGCCGAAACCCATGCGGTGCAGATAGAGGAAGCGCACCGCACGCTGGATGTCGGTCAGGGTGGTGGGATTGCAATGCTGCAGTCGGCAATACTCATCACGGCTGGGCAGCAGGTATTCGGCCTGCCGCAGCAGCTCGGGCAGGTGGTTTTGAACACACCTATATAAATTGATGACATCGGCGTTGATGTCGTTGATAGCCTCCACTTTGGATGGCAGCTTTTTGAACAGCACCCATGCCGCACCGCCGAACACTTCGGCGTAGCAGGTATGGTCTGACGGGATTAACGGAATGATGGTACCGGCCAGGCGGTATTTGCCGCCCAGCCAGCCCCTAAGCGGACTGACGGGATGGGTGTTGCCCATGATGCTTGCTCCTTGAAGTTTGGCGCTCGCGGGCACTCCGAGTTGTTAAAGAACCAAATTGGTTGACCGCTTTGCAGCGCGGGCATTTGATTTCCAATTGCCCCTCGCCTTTGGCCAACAGCTTATTGCAGTTTTTGCAACGATATTGCATTTTTGCAGCTCCCACATTACCGGTATGTTAGAATCCGCCCGCCTCTAGAGGTGGCGGCCTTGGGTCATGCAGGTCTAGTCTGCGTGGCTGGCGCGGTTTGGTGGGCAAACACCGGCCGCGCCGCCGTCCTACTTATTGTGTATACCCGCCCCTGTGGCGGGGATTTTTATGTTTCCTCCTTATATAGGGCGGGCACAATGGCGGCAAGGTCGTTGGGCGACCAGCGCCAGCTTTCAGGCAGCCTCAACGCGGTGGCGCACCACTCGGAGCAGAACCAGCGGCGGCGGTTTTGCGGCAGCCCGAAGGCAATACCCAATGCGCCCATCAGGTCGTAGCCCTGCCCCTCGGTGGACGTCCACACCCTCTGCAGCTGCTCGTGTACCTCAGGGACGGAGGGCAGCGGGATCAAGTCCCATTTAGCCGCCGGCAGCGGCATCACTTTGCAGCGCACGCCCTTGTCACGAATGGAAGCGGAGTAGCAGGTATAAACCGATGCCTGCGGATGCTCGCGCACCACAATCTCGGCATGGCTGTACTGGCCGCGGGTCAGTTTGCGCGTGAGCCAGTCGGTCGCCCTAGCGCACCACACGCGCCAGCCGCTGCCGTCGCGGCGGCCTTTGTATAGAGCGAGATAGATTTGTTGCCGGTTCATTTTTCTACCTCCTCAAGTTCGGCGGCAGCCTGTTCGTAGTTGGCTGTCCAGCCGTCTGAATAATCGTATTCCAGTGGGTTTTCGGCTTTGAGCATGGCGGCTTTATGGCGTTCGGCATTGGCAAAATCTGCCTGCTCATCCACTACCATCTGCGTAGTCATTTCATCCAGCAGCTCGCGGGTCATGAGGACAAAATCGTTTTCCATCGTTTTCCACTTCAGATCCGGCGGTAGCGTTTTCATGGTGCGCAGCAGGATATATTGGGTGCGGCTCTCATCGTTGGTGTAAAACCATTTACCCACGCTTTTGACAAACACCCCGTGCCGCAGGTTGTCGTAGCGCTTGGCTTTGATGCTCTCCCACATTTCATCCTGCTGCTCGGCTTTGAGCTGGGCGGCGCACTCCGGGTCGATGTGCCACCGCTCCCCGTCCCAAGTGCTGGATGGACAGGGCGCAGGGTCAGCCAATACAGGCTTGCCGTCTTTACCCTGCATCACGATTTGCCCGGTACATTGCCCAGCAACCAGCGCCTCATGCTCGGCGGCGGTGAGGGCGACCGCGCCTTCCGGCGGCGTGCCGTCGGTGTGCAAAAATCCGTTTTGGTAGTAATACACAGTCATCATCTGCTCCTATTTCCAACGCCCGATGGCGACAAAATTAACCGTCACATCCGGGGTGTTATAAATCTGCTCGTGTAACCAGTAGTACACAGCCGACTGGTTGCTCTGCCTGCTGTCAATGGTTACCCAAATATCGCGCACGTTGCCTTCCGGGGCGGACAGGGTGGCGACCACCACCGGGGCGCTGATAAAGGCCAGCGGCCACGTTAGCACGCGGGCTGTCGGGTTGTTATTGTGGTTTTGGATACGTACCGTGCCGGATTCGATTTGCGTACCGTCCGGCAGCTTGCAAATGTCAAACGTGCCGATTTTTTGGTGTACGGTGAGCGCGGCCACCGCCTCGGCAAAGTCGTTGATTTCGGCGGCGCGGTGGGTATGCCCTTTGTCCGATTTGTTTTGCAGCCCTGCGGCCAATGTAGACGCATCCAGCACGCCGGCATTGGTAACCTTGCCGTAGGCTTTGATCCAATAATTGATACCTTTGTCCGACGGTTTAGCCACGATGCAGGCGCGTACTGCTACGTTGCGCGGGCGGGTTTCGTTGCCGCCGGCAGATTCGGTTTGGCCGATACCGTCAATCGAAAACCATGACACCTCGCCGCCTCGGTCGCGGTCGCCGGCACGCTGCGGCACGCCGCCGTGGGTGTGCGCCTTAAACTCGTCTGCCTGCGCCGAGCCGAGCGCGCGCCCTACGTCCACGCCGCGCCCGTTGTCCCAAAAACGGGGGAACTCGCCGCGCCAGTCCGGCACGCCGAAGGTGGTGCTGCCGTTGCCCGCGCCGTAGCGTGTGCCCCATTTGGCAAACAGCTCCGGATAGGCGGTGCGGCTGATGTTTTGGCCGTTGGCGTCAATCAGGTAGTCCGGCAGCGCACCGTCCATCGTCCACATTACCAACTCACCAACAGGCGTGGTATCGCGCATATCGGGCAGCTTGTTGCTGCCCAGCACGCGGTACAGGTCGGGATAGGTAGCCTGGGCAAAGGTGCTACCGTCGGCTTTCAGGTAGCCTTCTTGGCTGGTAATACTGCGCGGGAAGCCGATTACTGCGCCAACGGGCAGGCCTTTGCCTGCGGATTCAACAGCCTTGTCGTAGGCAGCCTTCACCGCCTTTGGTGTGGCCGCCAGCTCTTCGCTGTTGCTGTCAGTGGCAGACGAGAGCTGTACGATGCCGGCCTCGGTAGTGCTGGCCGCACCCGGTTTGTCCTCCTCCTGCTTCTTCTTCAAATACTGCGTCCGCGCGGCCAGTTCCTTGGCCTGCCGGTTGGCAATGCCGTTCGGCCCGCCCAATACCGGGTCGGTGGTTTCCAGCTGGTAGATACCTTCCGCCCATTGCGGGTTGTTCAGTTCTTCCGTGATATTCGCCATTTTTTAAGCTGCTCCAAAGTTAAAGTTGCCGTCGTAGGCCGCCCGCCCGTTGTAACGTAGGGGGACGGCCTGATAATCCAAGGCTGCCAACAGGCAGCGTGCCGGTGCGAAAGCGGCCAGCGTTTTGCGCAACAGCGCGGCCTGGTCGTTGGTAATCACGCTGTTCATGATGATGCGGTAGTGTGCCCAGTAGCTGCCTGCACCGTAAACATGGCTGCCGTTGTAGTTGATGCTGCCGTCGTAGGTTTGGCCGGTGAGCCCTTCAATAATCCGTACCTCACCGAACCCGAGCCGCCGCACGATTTCGCGGATTGCCCACGGCGTGCCTTTGTAGCGGTGCAGCTCGTACGCACCTTTAATCAGTTTGCGCCGCGCATCGTCGGATTCGGCCAGCCAGTAGCCGTCGGCACCCAAGATGCTGCGGCTCTCGGCCAACAGCGGCAGGTGTTCCGGGGCGACCAAATCGACCAGGCGCGGCATCAGCTGCGGCAGCTCGGCCAAATCCAAACGCAGACCCAATTCGGCCAGCGCGCGGGCGCGTTGGTCGCGTTCGATGATGGCGGCGTAGGAGAGTTTGGCCATCGCCTAGCCCTCCGCCGTTTGTGCGGCAATGCGGATGTTGACGCGGGTGCAGCGTGCCCACTGATCGGGCTTGACCACGGTCAGCGGCAGGTTGTGCAGCACCACGTTATAGACACCGGCCACTTTCAGCGCACTCATGATGTCCAGCGGCACGATGTCCAAACCGAGCCGACTGCGGCGGGCGGCTTCATACACTGCCCATGCCTGTTCGGCCGCCGCTTTGGCGGTGCGGGCATCGGTGCCGGTAAACAGGGTCAGCTCGGCGTCCAGCGTGTAATCGACGGCGGTCGGGGCTTTGACCACTACGGTGTCGCACAGCGGGCGGCGTTTCTCGGCCGATAAGGCAGCCTGAATCTTGCCAATCAGCTCAGCATTGGGCAGGCCGTCTTTGGCCAGCACGGTTACCGCCACCCGCCCGCCTATAGGCTGGCCGCCGCCATCGGTATCGTTGGCCACGTGCACGTCCACCACCGCCGGGCTGGCCTGCCGCGCCCAATATTGGTAGGCACCCACCGGCCCGGCTACCGAAAAACTCTCCGGTGCCAGCAACACGCGCTCGCGGTAGGCTTCGTCGTCTTCAATTTCCACACCGCCGGCGGAAACGGTGGTGTTGCTGACGGCCACATCAATCGTCGGATGCAGCCGCTCGGCCAGGCTGTTGATTTGGCCGACCGACCAGCCGTTGCCCACGCTGCCGCTTTCCGCGCATTCGGCGGCCACTTCGGCGCTGCTTTGGGCAGCGGTCAGCAGGGCGGCTTCGGTGGTGACAAAACTGGTCTGTCCGGCATTAACCCGCGTGCCTTTGGGTATGGTGATTTGTTCCAAACCGCTCAGGGTGGCACTAAAGCGTAGGGTGGTCAGGGCGGGCTGCGCCTGCAGGCGCGGGGTAGATACGTCATCGCCGCACAAGTCCAGCATCAGGCCGGTGGCAAAGCGCGGGTGCTGCTGGCGGTAGGCTTCATTCACCTGCTGGCGCAGCAGGTGCTCGCGGTAGGCAAAGGTGTTGATCAGCAGCCGTTCGATGTGCGCCGGCTGCAACACTTTGCCCGCCCTCTGCTCGTAGTCGGCGATGGTGGCGGCCAGGGTTTGCGCCAAGTCGTCATCGACAATCTTGACTTCTTCGCGTTTTAACTTGCTCAAATCCATTTTCAGGTAGCCTCAAGCACAATGTCGGTGCGGTAGATTTCACCCGCCACTTCATCCGCCACGCGCCAATGTACGGTCATGGTGAGATGCGGGGCGTGGCCGGCAAACGTGACCTGCTCGACTAATGCGCGCTTCTCCCACGTCTGAATCGCCAACACCACTTCGCGGACGGTGTTGGGGATAAATTCGTCTTCCGGATAGTCGATGTAGTCGAACCAGTTGCTGCCGAAGTCCGGCCGCAACACGTCGCTGCCCTTACGGGTAGCGAGGATGTG